GGTAGAGGGGACAGAACTGGTAGGTGAGGCGAAATACTATATCGGAGAGGGCAACGAAGAGGCCGATTGGGGATTCAAACTTGCCTCTAAGGGCAGGGCTGCTTTCTCTGTTGGCTTTGTCCCTGATATGAGCAAAGCCAAACAAATAGAAGATAATGGCAACCTGTCCTATGAGTTCCAAGGTCAGGAACTGCTTGAGGTGTCACAGGTAACCGTGCCATCCAACCCACAGGCATTACAGGCGATGAAGGGCATGAACCTGCATCCAGGGGTAGAGGGGCTAGTGGAGGAGATGCTAGGAGACATGGCAAAAGAATTGGTAGAGGTTCAGCTACCGCCAGAACCTATAGACATAGATGCCATTGCCCTCAAGGTTGTGGCTCTTATCAAGGACGATTTACAGAAGCTGATGCCAACTCGTCAGCACACCAGAACGGTTTCGTTACCTGACGCTGAAAGCATCGTCAGAGAAGCTATGAGACAGGCTATACCAGATTACAGGGAGGGACGTTAACGATGTCCGACAATATACAGACTCAGGCAGAACTGGAAGAACTACTGAACAGCCCAGAGCGATTCCATGACTATGTAGGGAACCGTTCCAAGGAAGTTCTTGGCGAGGCCGTCCGAGAACAGATGGCAAGTGCATTGCAGGAAGGCGCAGTACGCCGACCCCCAATGTCAGAGGAAGCCATTGCAGAGGGCGTGACCATGCAGGGCAAAGAGTTCGGCGGTGGATGGGTAGGCAAAGACGAGGCCAAGATTGACCTCGCTCGTGAAGCCAAGGGGATGGATGGACAGTTCAAATCCTTTGGTGAGTTCTTGACCACAATGGCCCCAGGGACAATCAGCCGTAGCGGATTTGATGCAAGACTCAAGGTATTGGGTGAGGGGCAGGGCGACCAAGGCGGTTTCTTGGTTCCAGAGCAATTCACCACGCAACTGTTGGCCCTAGCCTTGGAGGATTCAGTGGTACGCTCAAGAGCGTTCAGGCTCCCGATGACATCGCTGAGTCTTGCGCTACCGACCATAGTGGACACCACCCATGCGACAAACGTGCATGGTGGGGTAAGAGGATACTGGACTCCTGAGAGCGGAAGCTACACAAGCAGCGAGCCTAGTTTCGGCAGGGTGCAGCTAACAGCCAAGAAGTTGACAGGCTACACCAGTGCAGCCAACGAACTCCTGGCAGATGCAGCAATCTCTCTTGAGGCGTTGCTTCTCAGGTTGTTCCCAAGTGCGCTAAGTTACTTTGAGGACGATGCCTTCATAAACGGCATCGGTGGAGGACAGCCCGTCGGCATACTAAATGCCGATGCTCTGGTGACTGTAGCCAAGGAGACGGGTCAAGCAGCGACAACAATAGTGGCTGAGAATGTAGATAAGATGTACTCAAGGATGCTCCCCTCCAGCCGTGGCAGAGCAGTCTGGCTTGCACATCCCGATACCCTGCCCCAGATTGTAAGTATGTCCCGAAGCGTTGGCACGGGTGGGTCTGCTGTGATGATGAACAACATGGCAGGGGCAGCACCAGCTTCCATATATGGAAGACCCCTGATTCTGAGCGAGAAATGCCAGACCCTTGGAACCGCTGGAGATATTTATTTTGTAGATTTCGGTTACTACGTCATCGGAGACAGGCAGTCACTAAGCATGGCTGCAAGCCCTCATGTCAGATTCCAGAATGACGAGACGGTCTGGAGATTCACCCAGCGAGTGGATGGACGACCTTGGCTGGAGTCAGCGTTGACCCCAAGGAACGGGAGCAACACCCTATCCCCATTCGTGAACCTAGCAACGAGGTCATAAGGAGGCCTAGATGATTAACACTATAGAAGCCCCTGGAGGGGCTGGACTCAGGGCAGTCTGCCCACATTGTGGCAAGAGTGACTATGACGAGAAGGAATTTCCGTCAAGCTGCAAACGGTGCAACGCACCGATGGATGTTAAGGCGGCGAAGGAATGGGCCGAGAGGCCACGAACCTAGTGGTGCAGGGGTAAAACTTAGCCCCTGACACGAGCAATAGGAGGACGATATGTCTCAGAGATTGAGCGAACACGCATCTATAGACCTGATGGATTTGGCAGATATTGGTGGGACAAATGCCCAGAATAACGGGGGCTATTTGAGCATGAAGAATTACGCCAGGGTGATGGCGTACGTCGAACTCGGCACATGGGATTCTGGCGATGACCTCGACGAGTGCCGACTTCAGCAAGCCACCGACAGTTCTGGCACAAGCGTAAAAGATTTGACCACGGACGCAAGCGGTGGAAACTATGACACCGACAATCCGATCGATTCTGACAATGACTTCGTCGTACTCGAAGCCAGAGCAGAAGACATGGATGTGGACAACGGGTTTGACTACATTCGGTTGTATGTCGCAGAGGGTGGTAACAGTGGCACGGACAATATATCTGGAGTGGTTATCCGTTACGGCTACGCCTACCCGAAGAAAGAACTGCAGGGCGCAGCCAGCACAGGCTCCAAGGTCTATGTGGACATAAACACCTAGGATGTCCAGGGTAATGTCTGGCAACAAGAACAATATCCCTCACGGTCTGGAGCCGATGGAATGGGCCAACGAGGTTTGGTCTGTGATGGACGAACAGGGATTGAGCCAGAATGATGCAAAGGCTGTCGTGGCTGCTCGATATGCTACCAAAGCAGAGGAGCAGCCCACGATGGACAAGATGGTTAGGCAATCACGCAACAAGGGAGTGACAAATAATGGCTGATACAAACACGAACCGCCAACGGTTAACTGAGGTCGGGCAGTTAGGATTTCGGGTGGACAAGGCTACGGCCTCTTTGCCGCAGACCACGGACGCTGCACTGTTTACGATAACGGGTGGACGCATCTACCTGACTGCCATTATCGGTGAGGTAACGACTGTCATGCAGACTCAGGCGAATAACACCAAGCTGGTATTTAACCCCACCGAGACGGGCGCAGATCAGGATATGTGCGCCGTCTTGAACACGACAGGAGATGCCGTCGGAACCCTCTACACGATAAGCGGAACCGTGGGGGATGCACTACGGGATGACCTCTGGATTGGCATCTCTATGACCTATCCGATGATACTGTCTGAGGGCGACATCGAGCTAAACTGTGCCGCCTCTAACACGGGGTCGGTTAGCTGGACGATGTTTTACTATCCCATAGACACAGGCGCATCTGTAGCCTCGGCGTAGGAGAATAATGACAACTGCAACACAACCAGAGCCAACAGACGACGAACTAGCTGCAGAAGAAGAAGCTGCGGTAGAGGAAGAAACTGCCGAAGAAGCCGAACCCTCTGAGGATGAGGCGAAGGGGGACTAAATGGCTGGAACGATAACCGAAGCCTTGACGAGCGGAAGACCGCCCGTCAAAATCATCACGCTCACCTGCACAGCGGATTCCTCTGACGGGTCATACCCTGCTACCGCCTTGAGCAATATCCCACATGGTGAGATAGGTGGGCGGCTGCTACAGATTGCCACCGACCCTGGGAGTACGGCTCCTCAAGCGAATTACGATATAACAGTCACTGAGGCTGGTGGTGCAGACCTGTTACTGGGGGTGGGTGCTAATAGACATACATCCAGTTCCGAGGTCGCTATTATCGAGAGCAACGGAGCCTCTGCTGTCTATGCTGGGACGGACACGCTAACCCTAAACATTACGAATAACAATGTGAACTCGGCTGGCATTACCATCAAAATCTATTACACAGAGGGCGTGTAGATAGGGGGGTTGTATGACAACAGGCTCTCGTACTGAGGGACTTAAAGGTATCGGTAGCGAGGGGTTCATTCGCACGGTCAAGAATTTGACCGTTACGGGCGACCTCGTTGTCCACGGTGAAACACGCAGCACAGTCGGCACGGGGCATGATGTCTCAGCGTTTTGGGAAACCGCCGATGCCAACGCCGAGTATTGGGCATTTGAATTACCCACGGGAACCAGCCAACAGGTTCCCGTCCTTGGTGTCGGAGTTGGTCTAGACGGGGTAGATCTAGGCCTATTTAATGGCATCACGCAGCCCACCGTGGTTGTACTGGATGCTGACAGGGATTCGTTCATAGCGATGGATTTCCAAGCCGATGATGTGGCTCGGCTACGCACCAACGCTGCCACGCTACGGTTTGGTCTGGGGGGTACGGATGAAATCATCTATACCACTGGTGCGCTGGCCTTCCAACAGACCTCGACTATCGGTACGTCGACGGGTGACCTACTACTAGACCCTGCATCAGATATAGATGTCATCATTACCAGTGGCAGGGGTCAGGCATTTACAATACAGACGGCTTCGGATACGTATTATACGCTTGATTCCCGTGGCACATCCAATAACGTTGTCGTTCACGCGTTCGACGCCAAGAACGGGACTCCAACATCAGCATCCACGGGCCGCGGACATATTCTAATGAAATTAAATGCGATGGAGGTGGAGTATATAGGCACGACGCAGGTAACAGACCTCCGTCCCACTATGCAGATACTAGCCACGACCATTGCGGGTGATACTGCGACCTTGACGGTGGATAAAGCAACGGGGGTGGAGGTGGTTGCGCCCACAGAGGGCAGTAACGTCACCCTAACCGCAGCGTCTGCAATCCGTATCCTCAACGCTGGTGGCACTCCGACAAACCAGATGGGGCTATTTATTGAGAGTTTAACGTCGGGGGCCACGGCTGACTATGCCATCTACATGGAGGGTACGCCTGTTATCCACGGCTCCCTGCCTGCTGCGTCCGCAGCCACGAATATCTCGTTGGATGGCAGCAACAATTTCCAGCAAGACACATCGAGTACGATTTTCAAGGATGACCAGGCAGATATGGAGGTAGATAGCAATCTACTCTACCAACTGGCTCCCCGTAGCTGGACATGGAATGAGCTAAGTGGGAGCAACGGCCTACGGGATTTCGGGTTTGTGGCCCAGGAGGTTGCTGCCGTGCATCCTCTCCTCGCCAACTGGAAGGGCAGTGAGGTATGGTCAAACAATTGGCAGAGGATAACCACCCTGTTAGTGGCAGAGGTACAGAAGTTGAAGGCCCAGGTAGTAGCCTTGAGCGGAATATAGGAGGATAGCATGGCAATAGAAAAATCAGATGCACAGGTGGAGGGGCTAACGGTTGAGGCTGACGGGAGCGTGACCGCCACGGTCAACTACAAGTTGGCAGATGGCAGCACTGAAATCACACGGGTCAGGGCAGATGTGCCTGTAACTAATGCGAGCAGTGCAGAACTTACCGCAGCAGCCAGCCTAGTGAGTAAAGCGGCGGTTCTGGCGGTGTCATAATGCCGAATACTGTAAAAGAAGTATCCATACCGAACACGGCCCAGGAGTCGCTCCGCTCCATGCTGGTGCAGCTGCGCCAGATGGAAGCGCAGGTTAATGCGTATGTCAGGGGTCTACGGGACAGCCTGAGCCTAGAGGGAGACGATTGGACGCTCAACTTGGAGAGCATGACCTTTGTTAAGCAGCCTACGAAGGAGCAGGTCAATGGCGTGGGAGCAACTACAGGCGATACTAGCGGAAAATAAGTCTACCCACAGAATACAGGTAAGCGACCCACAAGTGGCTTGCCCCATTGATGGAGCTATCCTTGTGATTCACCCAGATGGGCGTAGGAATTGCCCCTTGGGAAACTACTCGACATGGGCAGGTGGCCCCAGATAACTGAATATCCAGCCTATCTGTCCTAGAAAGCAAGGAGAGAGCGTATGGCTAACTGGTACACCACAAGGGAGCGGTTCAAAGTCGCTGCCAATATAAGCGGTTCGCAGTTTAATCCTGTTATAGACAGGGTTATTGAAGCTGCCAGCAGAGATGTTGATAGGTGGACTCGCAGGCATTTTCTACCCAAGACCCAGACCCGACTATATCGTTGGCCCCAGCGACGCCCAGGACTTGCTAATGTGCTATGGCTTGACCAAGACCTGCTATCTGTTAGCACGTTACAGACTCAGGCGCAGAACACCAGCCCTACTACTATCTCCTCCGCTGATTATTTCCTAGAACCGAACAACCCAGAGCCAGACGGGAACACTAGGTACAACCGCATTGAGATTGACCTGAGTAGCACGGCTGCATTTGAGTCAGGTGATACACCACAGCGCAGTATCAGCGTTGCAGGCTCCTGGGGATGGGGTAACACCACGGCATCCGCAGGGACTGTGGATGACTCAGGTGGCATCAGTTCTAGCGACACGGCGTTGATTGTATCCGATGCCAGCACGATTGACGTAGGTGACACGTTACTTATAGACAGTGAGCAGATATTCGTTGCTGACAGGGCGTTTGCTGCTAGGGGTAGTATCCTCCTCAACATGGGCAGCAACCTAGCTGCCACCAATGCCACAGTGACCGTGACCCTAGACGGGAGCCACGGGATTGTAGCTGGTGAGATCATTCGTCTCGACTCTGAGCAGATGTACGTTGTGTCGGTTTCCACTAATGATCTTACAGTCATTCGGGCGTGGGATGGTTCTGTCCTGGCTGCTCATAATGATGACGTAGCTTGCCACGTTAACCGCACCCTAACCATTGAACGGGGGTTGAACGGTACTACGGCTGCAAGCCATAGCGACTCCGCATCCATTACCCGATACCTCCCAGATGCAGATGTGGTTCGGTGGTGTCTGGCAGAGGCATTGTCCACCTACCACCAGGAACACGCAGGATGGGCTAGGACTACAAGTGGCACGGGGTTCGTCACTGGTGGTACTTATGAAGGCAGGGAATTGGAAGGCGTGAGCATGAGCCAACTGCGTACGTCGATGGTGGGATACTACCGCAGGGCTAGGGAGGCGGTAGTATGATAGTGCAGGGCATTGAAACTACGGTCAGTGGCCCCCTGTTTGAGCGACCTAATCTGGTGACGTTTGAAGCTACGGCGAAACTGGTGCAGCGCATTGTGGAGTTAGGTGAGCAACGCTTGGACATTGTACTCAGGCCCAGAGACACAAAACCAGGGGTGTATATAACCACCCAACAAGGCGGCAAAAGCACGGGCAACTATCGACGCAATGTCAGTGGTCAGGCACGGGGTCTACGGGGGCGCATTGATGACGGGGGGGTTATATATGGGCCTTGGCTTGAGTTGGGTGGTGGTAGGTTCAAGGGATATGCTGCCTTCCGTAAGACTACACAATGGATGGAGGAGCAAGTGCCAAAAGAGGCTACCAAGATGGTACAGCAACTCGCTCGGAAGATGAATAAGTAATGGCGTTTGAGATAGGTTCCACCCTCCACGCAGTCGAATCCTATGTACAGGCATCGGGATTATTCAACAGCGTCCAGGTAGGGGAACCGAAAAGCCCCCCAGGACAGGGATACCATGCGGCTATCTTCATGCGGTCTGTGTCAATCAACCTAGTATATGCAGGGGGTGATACAAGAGAGAACCATCTCGTGACCCTGCGTATCTATAGGGATATGTTGGCAGAGCAAACAGACCCACAGCAGAGCCTTGAGAACGAGATGGCTACGGTGGTATCCAAACTAATGAGCGACCTATTGGGAGACACAGATTTAGAGTCCACCATTATGACCATAGACGTTGCAGGGATGGATGGGACAAGTCTACGGGCTGAGTACGGATACCTGGATGTGGGTGGCACGATGTATCGGATGTGCGACATCACCTTGCCACTCGTGGTCAATGGTTCCGCAACAGTTGTAGGAACAGGAGTTTAACAATGGCGAAACAAACAGGGCTGACGGATAAATTCTATATAGGAGGGAGAGACTTATCGGGTGATGTTTCTGCGGTGGATACCATAGCAACTCGCAAAGCTGTATTGGACACGCCAGTTATAGAGAGTGCTGGCATGGTACGCCTTGCAGGGCATGGGGACGGGGAGATTGCATTCTCAAGTTGGTTTGATGATGGGGCGTTGCTGGGTCATGCCACCCTATCAGCCCTACCCACCACAGACGTTATAGTGACATACACGAGAGGGACGGCAGCGGACTCACCAGCAGCAGGGCTGGTTGCCAAGCAAATCAACTACGATGGTACGAAGT